TCATAATTAAGTGTTTTTTCTTATTAATATACTTAATCATAACTTCCTTTAAGTCAGGATATTTATTCTGAAAGCTCTTAACAGCTTTTTTAAAGCTCATACTGTCAATAGTTTCAGTCCTATCAGGTAGTATAAATTTAAACGCTTTCATATATCACTCGTTCATAAACTTAGCTGAAATCATCTCGCCAAGTTTAGCCTTTCCTAGTATATAACAAAGTGCTCTCATATAACCTACATCATAAGTAATATCTGCATAATCAGTCATTAACTTATAGTCTTTTCTTAGGTCTTTAAGAGTTTCTGCTAATAGTCCTCTTATTAGTTTATTTGGATTTTCAAACATCATATTATTGTCCTTTTTTAGTTTGTTTAATTGTTGGTGTGGAGTAGGCGAGTTTCCCCGCCTAGCTCCGATAAGCTCAGCTCAGCTCATTTTTTGAAGACTTTACGCTTGTAGTCTTGCCATTTCTTATCAGCATTAACTCGGCTCAGCTCAGCTCTTAATAAGCTCAGCTTGTCCGCCGTCTTAACGCCTTTAGGACATTGGCAAGGCATACCCGAATTGTCAAACCAACGACCATTTTCAGTTAGTGTAAAAGTTGAAACTCCAATTTTAAAAGTTTTTAGATAACCTTTATAGTTTGAGCCGTCCTTTTCAACTAAAGTTTTAACGCCGTTTAGTCCGCCGTATATCCTAGCAATATATACAAAGTCTTCTGAATATATATTAGAATAATACTTGTTAGTTTCGGGTATTACTTTAACATTATATTTGTTTTTATACTCCTATATTGTTAAATGTTTGTTTGTTTGACTTATTGATATAAGTCTCAAAGCGGTCAATTTCTTAACCGCTTCGGGTCTTATAGTTTGTTATTTTTTTCTATTCACGCCTTTTATATCATCTTCAACTAATTTAATAAGACGCTCTAAGGCTCTGGCTATTCGTTCAAGTGTTTTATTGTCCATTAACAGCCAACCTCTCAGCAAAACGCTCATTTCTAAACTTTTGAGCTTCCGCCTCTTCTTCTTTTTTCCACTTATCAAAGTATTTAGCTTTTAACTGAGGCTCTAAAAGTCCCTCAGCGTTTTCAAATACTTTTTTGCTTTTGTTATATGTTGCCGATTTCATTAACTCATTATCAACATAAAAATTAAAAGTCCTTTTATTTCCATTATCTTGAACTGATAATTCATTAGTTAAAAATGGATAACTATTAGAGGCTGATGTACCTATATTAACATAGTTTTTAGCTCGGTCTCTAACTCCGTGAGACTTTGAGCCTTTATAACTATTATTCATACTATCAACCCATATTGGATAGCTTCTCATATGTGCTCCTTTTTGGTTTGTTTGTTTTTACTAGCTTAATGCTAGAGACAAGTTTAAATTGTTTCGGCTCTTCAAGCCTCATCAGTCTAGCTTTGAACTCAGGCGGATATTTCACCGCCTAAGTCCGTTAAAATTTATTTTTGTAATACGCTTTTATCAAAACCAAAAATAGGTTTATCAACTTGCATTAAGTCTTTTAAAACTATTTCAGCCTTAACTTTTTTAAAGCAATATTCTACAATCGGCTTTGAGTAGTTAGTATGCTTCATAACTCTAAAGGCTTTCATTTTAGCTTTTAAATCAGGAATATAAAAAATTCCTTTTGTTATGCTGTAATTGGTGTCGCCGTCCTTTTCATAAAAGATATTCTCTTGATTAGACATTATAAGACCTCTTATTTAATTGTTAATAAATTCTAGTAAAATTACTAGATACAAACAAACTTACTTTATCGGCTGACTGGCTACAGCTCTAAACCTGCTCCCTAGACCCTATCGCCTAGCTGTTGAGGTGTCCCACTCGTCCCAACTATGAGGCTGTTGGTGTGAGAAGCAATTTAAACTACTTAAACCTAAATAAAGTACATTAATAATTTATTCATCTAAATTACTGAACTATAAATCTTTATAAACTAATAAAATCTATATGCAAGTAAATAATGATATAAATGCTTAACTGCGACAACTTGACACAGTTTAAGGCAAGATTATGAAATGATTATGACAATTAAGGCAAGTATTAAAGACCCCGTATTAGAGACAATCAAAAAAGAAAACTCTAGCTATTATATAGCTATTAATACTCACTACTTACTTACTAACTATTAATAAAAAGGAATGAAGAGAATGAAAAGAATAAAAGAAAAGATATTATATATATTATTTTGGATATTACTTATTGCATTAACTTTGATTGCTTTAAGTTTCATTAAATAAGTATCAAGAAAAAAACAGACTTGAGCTTGTGCCGTTGGTGTGTGTGTGTCTTGTGTCTGTTCGTGTGTGTGCCGTGTGTGTGTTTGTGTGTCTGTATGTGTGAGTAATACCCTATCCAAAAAAACAGACGAGAAGACAGACGAGCACAAAAAAAATAAAAAGCCTACTATATAAGAGCCTTGACGAGCCAAAAAAATACTTGAGGGGACGCCCAACGCCCACGACCTTGAGATACGCCAACGGGGAAATGTGCTTCCACCGCTATAGCGATACCTACTCATATTTTTCTACTAAATTTTACTGTTTAATAGCTTTGCTTCTGATTTTCTTCTTGTAGGATAGTTGTCACCGAAGTCATTTAACTCATTAGTCACACTATTCCAATCATTACTTATAACCCCATTCCAAAAATTAGGAGTTTTATGCTTCATATTCCCATATTGAAAACCTACAGATGTTATAACTGTCTGTTGGTTTGACGTTAATTCACTCCAAGACTTACCACTATCCTTCTCATAATCACTTTTAATTTTGTTAGCGTGATACTTCTGAACAGCTCCATCTAATATCTTCACATCTACTGCTGATAACACTAATGGATTGTCTTTTAAATATGTTTCAGCTTCCTTACCTTTAAGACCGAAATAAGGTTCTAATACTTCTATTATATCAAAAGGAACTCCAAGAGTCTCTAAGAACTCAGCGTTCTTCATCTTTAAATCCACACCAGTTCCTATAGTTACCCCTGAGTTATCACTGGGTACATATGCTGTATCTACAGCCTTACCTTCTAATTCACTTATAAAATTCCAATTTACTTTATCCATTTGATTTATTATTAACCTCGTTTTCGTAAGTTCTGTCTTGTTCGTTTGAAGAGCTTTGGACATACCATACGCTCCTGTTATTAGGACAATTACAATTAACGCAACCAGCGTCTTTAGCGTCCTTACTACAGTGACACTCTTTGTTGCATCTTTCACATTTTGCCATAATCTATCCATAAATGATAAGTGAGTAAGTGATAGCTATAGTATAGCTTTAACCCTTGCTTTCCCTAATACGGGTACTTTAGTCCTTATATCCATCTTTCCCGTTTAGGTTGTCTACCCACTGTATGTTCCATAAATTTCTCCAAATCCTTATTTATTAGTTCATCTTTGTGTTGTTGATAAGAAAGAGTTTGGTCTCTATCCATTCTCTCCACCCAATAGTTAGCCGCAATAGCTAAAGCATCTATTTGGTCATCGTGTCTTAACGCACCTCTATCTCTAGTTATCCTAGTCAGTTGTCTGAATAACTGATGATTAGGTTCTAGCTTGAAATCTTCTTTAATCGTATTCTCATCTACCACTAGCCTATGACCATTCATAATAGGTTCTAGGGTATCTATAATTCTTTTCTCTTTTTGTATGTTATGTCTTACCTCTTCTATTTGACAAGGGTGTATCTTAGCCATAACAGGTTTTAATAAAGCTGTAGCCATACCATCTCCAAAGTTAGACTCTATAACCACGTTATTTACCTTGTTTCTTTTGGCAATACTAGAAAGCTCTTCTAAGGTGGAATCTGAGTACCCACCATCTAAAGCACCAATATCGGTCAAATAAAGCACTCCGTGAAGCATTTTAAGCACCGCATACGCTGTTTTGTCCTCTCCCCGACCCGCAGGGTCAATGGACATAGCGACCCCTTCAAAGGGAGCGTATTCATCAGATAAGTGTAAAGGAGCGACATAGTAGTCTCCCTTTAAACCTACATTTGGTATTTCAGGGTCTACACCTTTAAGTTGTTGTGTACCTGAAGCCCACTGAATTTGAGCAGGAGCTTTATCCCAAGTCGTACAACCTGAAGCTACAATTAAATCATTGAGCTTTAAAGGGTATCTATTAGCGTCAGACATTGTAGTGTCCAACATAAATTGTAAGTTAAAACCTGAACGTCCATATGAAGACAAACGCTCTAATAAATCTACATCATCAAATCTTTGAGGGTCAGTAGGTTTACCTTCTTTATCTGTAACATTAGAAATAATAGAAGATAACTTATTACCATAACCAATGGTTTGTTCTTTAGTTGGATATAGAGCTGTCCATATTTTTGTCTTGAAACCTCTTTCCTCTAATGTGTTATATAAACTCATTTCAGTTTGAGGTGTTCCTAAGAATATGATGCGACCAACATCGGGTTTAATGATGGCATCAAATTCTTTCACAGTTTCACTTAATCTATCTCTCATTAACTGAGTCTGTGAGTTATTTGCTGATTCTACGTCATCGGCAATAATTAAGTCTGCACGAGAACCTGTAAGCTGTCCTGTAATTCCCATAGATTTCACACTAGGTGCGTGAGAAGCTAAAGCGGGAGCTACATCAAAACTAATTTTAGAATGTCTTTGGTCATCTCTAGGTATTAAATGCTGTAATATTGGCATTTCATTTATTAGTCTTTGAGTAAATGTACTAAAGTCATCAGCTCTATTTTTAGAAGCTGAAACTACCAATATATTCCTTTGAGGATTTAGTAAAAGTTGGTGACAGACAAATGCTGAAGTAATCCAAGATTTACCAACGCCTCT